CCAAAGCTCAATGCCTGCATTTATAGCTTTCCAAATTAATTCTCCAACTTTACTTCCTATTTCGAGGAAGTCAATGGATTCAAGGAATGTACCTATCTTAGTTCCTATAAGAGACCAATCTGTTTTATCCAGTCCCGCCATTAAAGCGTCTAATAGACCTTTGGCCCAGACGTTTACAGCTGCCCCGGCAGAGGCAAAATCAAATGTGGTGAAGAAGTTGTTAATTCCACTGGCAATGGAATTCCCTAGGTTAGTCCAGTCAAAGGTTATACCAAAAGCAAGCGCCGTATACAGGACAGTATTCAAAGCCCCCGCAATCGTCTTTCCTACCGCTCCAAACAATTCAGGTGTAATAAGTCCATTAAAGAACTCTGCTAAACCAGTGCCGAACCCACTGGCAACTGAATAAACAACAGACCAGTTTATGCTTTCTAAGGCTCCTGTCAATCCATCACTGATATACTTTCCTATTCCAAAGTAATCCCCAACCTTAAATGCGTTTACAATCCTGTCAGCCATGGCTTGGGCATTGTTTTCTACGTTAGCAAAAGCAGCGTCCCACGCTTTTTGATACTCCGAAAAAGATTTCAAAAAAGCGTCATCTAATAAACCGCCACTAGCTCCACCTTTACCGTCAGAACCGCCACTTCCAGAATCATTTCCCGAACTGACAACATTCAGATTATCAAAATCTTGGAGGTTGTCAGCCATCTTCTTTGTATTTTTTGCAGCGTCACCTGTGCTGTCTGCGATACCGTTGGCAGCGTCCTCCATTCCACTGAAATCTGTAGCTGCCGAACCAATAGAAGAACTAAAATTCCCTACCTTAATTCCCAGAAGTCCGCCTATCCATGAAAACAAACGCTGTATGGCTATTACCAGTGCGTTAACATAAGGAAGAACTGCAGCTACAATCGGGAGAAAAAGATTTCCAATTGTCTTAGCCAGATTAGAGAAGTTAGACTGTAACAGTCTCAATTGGTTTGATGGTGCACCAAGGGTGTTTGCCAAATCCCCCCACGCATACCGAGTCGAATCCAGTATAATCATTGTTCTTAACAGTACTTTATCCTGCTGATTTAACGACTTTATACTTGTATTTATTCCTAACTCGTTTAACTTCTGCTGTAAATTTGCTTCGCGGATATTAACGCCGTATTTGTCAACCGTTTCACTCATTCCAACCATACCAGATGCTAAATTTTGCCATACATCTTCAAAATCCATGTTCTTTACGGACGCAAGATCAGCACCTATCATAGTCAATGCATTGGATAACTTAAGTGCTGTTTCCGAAGCTACATCCATAGATGAAGCCATCTGCCCGAAAGTAGCCTGATAATTCATGAGTTTAGCCGGTTCAATTCCAAGACTTGGCATACCAGTAGAGACTAGATTGCCATTGTCATCTGCCTGGAAACCAGACATCTTGCCAGTTAATTCCTTTGCACGATCACTGAATGAATTGGCATATGCTTCAGCTGAATCATAACCAGATTGTTTCCATGAACCTACTGCGTTACCAGCAACTTGTCCCCATGCAGCATCAAAATAATTCAATGTCTCTATGTAATCCATTGAGGATTCTGTTGCTTTCCATAAGCCTTTCATTCCACGGACTATCGCCCACCATCTGGCATAAAACATGCCAATGGATGCAGCTAGATTCTTTGTGCCAAACATGGCTTTTCCCGTCCAACTTGTGTATGATTTCAAACCATTACTCATTGCACTGCCAGCACTTGATACCTTGGAGCCATTCGAGGATAAGTTTGCCAAAGCGTTAGTCATTTGAATAAGATTTTGGCTAACCATCGGTGCACGGGATAACGTGGCCATTAGCTGCGATAAGGCGGTGCCTAACTGCTGAATATTTGGTATGGCTGCTGTAGCTGTCTTCCCTCCCAATTTTGTTATGGAAGAAACGAGATTAGTTAATCCACCTGTATCAAAGTTGAGCGAACCTATCCCGTTCAAACCGCTTACAAACCTCAAAATCTGGTCTTTAATTGGCTTAAGGTTTGCCGTTGCCTGTGTAGCCTTTGCTCCGCCAAGGCGGCTAATATTATTCACGAGAGAATTAAGTCCCTCGAAATTAAACGTGACACCGCCAACGGAATTCATGCTGGAAACAAAACTGTATAGGGATGTTGAAATCTGTGGAAGATTTTTTACTGACTGTGTGGCATTAAGACCTCCTAACCTGCTAACCGAGGAGACCAGTTTATATAAAGAATCTGGATTAAAGTTCAGGCTTCCCACATTGTTCATTCCAGAAACAAAATCTGTCATACTGTTTTTTAAAAATTCCAGATTTTGCGTTGCCTCTGTAACCGAAGCACGTCCTAGCTTTGAAATGGAATTTGCAATGTTATTCAGATTTTCCGTATCAAATTTGAGATTGCCAATACCATTTATGCTATTTGCAAAGCTTTCCATAGCGTAAGCCGTATTGCTTACTCCCTGAACATCAACCGCCGCCAGTTTATTAAGGCCTCCGGTTACTCTGGAAAAATCTGCAGTTTTAGTCCGCTCATTAAAACTTTGAATAGATGAAGCAATCTGATTTATTCCAGATGCCACCTGACTCGCCCCGGACATTTCTATCCCGGATAAAGCAGATTGCAGACTCATCATCTTCTGAATAAACTTATCTATTTTGGCATCAGCACTGTTTGTACTGGCATCTATTTGGACTTTCAGATCATCAATAACATCAGCCATGGTTTCACCACCCTTTACACATACAAAAAAAGGCGAGTGAATTTTCGACCATCACTCGCCTTTTGAACGCCTTTTACTTTTATCATTCTCCATATCGTTGAAAAAAGATATGAATTGATTCAATGCTTTTTCTTCTTCAACCTTTTTCTCTTCTTCTGTCATAGGAGTCACCCTTATTGGCTTCTCAAAATACTTACCCTTTTGCCTACGTTTAATAAACGGCATTGCATTACATACAGTGGCATCCAAAGCGGAAGCAACATATTGACCCATGAGCCACATCTCATCACTACGAGCCTGTTGCTTTTTTCGGTGTGCTTCTGCAAATGGCAAGAGTTTTCGAGGATTCAACCGCCAGAATAAATCATATGAAACTCCCATATTCAATGCATCCTGTAAATACTGATTCCAGATTATTTTGTGCCAGTCGATTTTCTCTTGCGGTCTTGAGGAATCTTCCCGGATTTGGACTTCTGATCTTCCGCCGCTTCGTTCAGTTTGGCAATCACCTTGTCCATTCCGGTGAGTTTGAAAAAACCATCTTCTTCCATGCAATCTCTCAGAAAATCATACATTCCCCAGAATGAAGCACGCTCATCATCTGGATTTTCCTTGACAAACTGCTTAAATAGGGCTTTGGCTGCCTGTTCGTTTTCCACAGGATTGTTTTCCATTAGACCTGCATATAAAGCTGTAATGGCGATTTTCGGAATATCCGAAACCATGTCAGATGTTCCGTCCATAATCGCTGACGCCATAGATACCTTTTCACCATCTTCAGTCGGCCCATTTTTCATCAGGTAACTTCCTGAGACAACCTTAAATACCTTGTCCACGCAATCCTTGTGTTCTGCAGCTTCAAAGGAAAATTCCACTTTGTAGTCCTTGCCGCCAATAGTTAAAACCTTCATATCTTAATACCTCCCGTTTTCATTGATTAAGGTGTTTCTGCTGGTTCTGTTGGTACAATAGGAGTATCCCAGCCAATTTCCCCTGTTGGAGTTACTGATACGCTGGTATCCCATGCACTATCAACATCAGATGCAGCCCAACCCATACGAGCAGGAACACAGGTAAAGAAAAATGCTTTATCCAGTCTTGGGTGATAAAATTCCAGCCACATTCTTTTGTTTGTAGCTTTCGCCGCATCATACTTATCACAGATATCTTCCCACATATCCAAAAACACTTGGGACATTCCAAAGGTAAGTGCTATTGCTCCGCCTGGATCCTTTAACCCATCAATATAACGTTTCCATATCGTATCATTCAACGATGTTACATCATATGTTCCTGTCTCTGGGTTGAAATCAGGGATACTTTTAGGATTTGGCAGATCAGTAAACGCCGTTGGCTTTGTACCGGCAGTAGTTTCAATTCCATATCCAACATGAATACCAGCAGTTGATAAATCTACAGCTTTAGGCATAATGTCATATCCTCCTTTTTATACAAAAAAGAACCTCACCATTTGGCGAAGCTCAAAGTTAGTTGCTTATATTTTTATATCAAATCGCCATCGCAATAGGTCCTATGGAACCTTGCAATCCAGCGATAGGCTTCTGACGTACTTGATCGGTCCATTTCCAACGGTCCGTATTTTAGAATAAATCCCAACCCTGTCATAATATCCGCCACAAGGAAGATTAACTGCTTTCCCTTACTGGAAGAACCAGAATCATACATGGTGATTTCAAAGTCAGCAGATATGGCACATTGCTTATTCTGTAGGGAACTGCTCGTTGTCGGCTGCCCCAGGCTTTTAAAATAAAGGTATGGAAAAGCCGAAGGGGTATCGTTCCTGGTAGTGCCGCTACCTTTTAAATACTTCTTTATTCTTTCATCATTTACAATCCTTGTATAAACCAAAGAAGAAATATCAAGCATTACAGGAATACCTCCTTTGCAATTGCCGCCACCTGTGTCCGAATAGTCACAGACGCATTATACATTGGCATTGTGGCTTTTGTACCGTGGGTGTAATGCCATTTCTCATCTTCCCCCCAATAGTACCAGCCATCTTCAAAAGCATGAATTTGACCGGGAAACGTGCCGATTCCATACCCCATCTCTCCGGCTTTGGGATTGTCTGAGGGATTATAGAAAGCACCAGCTCCGAACTCAACAAGGAGCAAGGTGTTAATGGTTCCATAGTCATTAGACTTTGTTTGTCCAGTTGCTACAAGAATAGCTTTGCAACCGTCTGTCCTATGCTCCATTTCCACCCGAAGAGTAATTGTTTTACCTAAGGGGGATTCACTAATGCTTTGCAAGGCAACTGTCTGGCCGGCTTCTGCCAAACGCTGACATAGCAATTCAGCTTTCCGGTGCAAGTCCACTTTGTATTGTTCAAGCTGATTTATAATATCCTGGATTCCTTTTGAGGAAAAGTTTCCTCGGATTACTTTTTTAGCCATTTTTTACACTTCCGTCCGGCAACTGTTTAATCGCATACAGCAAGGAATTTAAACTCCTTGCAACTTTGACAACCTTATAATCCGCTCCTTTACCGTCTTCCGGCTTCCGGTCAACAAATATCTGTGATAATTCATCAATCGGAAGTGTGAGGTCACAGGAACAAATCACTTTATCATAATCCGCGTTTACACCGAAAGGCTCCGTTTGGGCTTCGGACCGGGCCGGGGACACATTCGCCCGGAACTTCACAGGGTCCGCATACCCGACCGTGTAATCGCCAGTAAGAAGCGGTTCTCCAGTCACGGGATCAGGAATGATGTTGCCTTCCAGGTCTGTTTCATAAACCGGGATATGTTCACTGTAAAGCTGATAGTATAAAATTTTTTGATTCCGCTTCAAACCTCTCACATTACCACAATCCAATCTTCTGCGAGCATATCTGTTTGACTTGCAAGCCACGGCACCCGGTCTTTTGGCGCGTCCGGATTATCTGTTTTCAGCCCAGTTGTATCAATGTAGATATATGGATGCGTCATTTTGCTGTTTTCATCTGGAACCTGAAGCTCAATGAAAATACCTTTACCGTTCCAGCCTTTGCGAGCAACCTTATGGCCCTCTTTCAGGTTTAAAATTGCGGAACCGAAATCCATAGTCTCTTCCAGCGTCTCAAAGACATAGTTTTCAATCTGAATTTTATCACAGTTGGAATGGGCCAAATTATCATTGTATGTCTTGTCAATGTATTCCATTTTCTCCGGTGCCCTGGGATTAGAAATAATTTCGGTTTCTCCTGTCGGCATTTTGATGAACAATGTAATACCGGAAACTTTATCTTTTACCTTTGCATACTCTGCAAAGAGCTCTTCTTTTCTTGTCATGATTATTCTCCCTATATCCTCCCAGACATAATAAGCATATCTGCCCACCACCATTATTCTGATATGCACCCTGCGTCCGGCCGGGAGGTTAGCCAGACACGCACCGTCTTTATGAAAATCAGAAGTTATTCTTTACCTGATTCAATCATGCTGCAAACTTCTTCAAAGCTGGTGCCAGGGAAAGTTTTCCAGCCACGAGCCACACAATATGCGCAGTCATCAGGGTGGGATTTTCCAGTAGCAGGACCGAACTCTGCCATATGATTTTTATAATCGACTTCCTCTGCCGGACTTTCAACGCTAATTTTCTTATTTTTGAAATCATAAATCATGGTCATTTCCTCCTAAATTAAGTAGTTATAAAATCTTTGCCATGGGAACCACATCAAAATAAAGGTCATCTTCACTCTGATATCCTCGAGAAATCCCGTTTTCAGAATGAGAACTTTGACCCTCACTTCCCTGCTTCGCCCAATAAAAAACAGCCGCGTCAAAGACCACATCTCGGTACTTTGTCGCCGCCGCCTCCTTTTCTGCGTCAGTGCAGCCCCAAGGATAACGCTTGGAGCATACCTTACGCATTGCCCTATTGATGAGAATGAGCAGAACCGGATTATCCTGTTCACTTACTTCATCACCAAGATATGTATGCACATCGGCCAGAATATCCGTTTCCACTCATCTCACCTCCGATCTTACGCTTTAGCTGTTACAGTGACACTACCAGCCTTAACAGCCTTGTAGCTGGAATCACATTCAACAACTGTGATCATCTTTCCGGTTGCTGCCGTAATGTCTGCACTACCGTCCCACGCTGTCCAGGTCTGTACATTCTGGCCATAGATTACAGTGGTCGCGGAATCACCCACTTTATATTTATAGGCATTTCCACTCGCCTTTGCTGGAGAAGCAGTTACTTTGGTATCGCCCGTAGCAGTACCCGCAACAGAAGTTACAGTTAAATCACCAATTGCCTGAGGTTCTTCTTTTGTAACAGAAAACACCTTCCTAGCAAGATCATTATCTGTAGGCATTTCTAATGATAGGCCCGTAATCTTTGCGGCATACCATTCAGGTCCGTGGTCTAATCCCATCTGTCCAAAGATCTGTTTCTTCGTTCCAGCACCAGTTTTTGCTAATTCTTCAATAAAGAAATTGCCTCTTGCCGGTACGGGCTGTTCAACAGGAGCCATAACCGTTGGATCAAATAATGTAACTGTTCCCAACGGAAGATATTTCAATGTCTTAATTCCAACGACACCTAATGGTGTTAAAACAGTGTCAATGCTAATACCATTAATATTCCTTCCGCTCTCAACAATTGTCAATCCATTAGCTGCAGCATCCGCATTAAGCTGCATACGACCCGTAGAATCTAAACCAAGTATTAACCCGTCCATAGAACCGTTAGAATCATCAATACATTTCATTGCTTCACATAAAAGTAAGAAAGTTAACATCTTGCCACCAGCGTTAACAACATTGGTTGTAATGGCATTTAACAGGCCGCGCGACCTGTTTGCCACAGAATCGCCAGTTGACTTCCGAAACACACCATTAATAAATGTATACTCAATATCCTGACCGATCTTAGCCATTTTTGCAGCTATTTGGAAGTCTTCTTCGCTTATTGGATTTGCCTGCTGTCCAGCGATATTAATGCCACTTAAAGAGCCCATATTGGACATTTTTCCATATGAGATACCAATAGATTCCTGGAAGATCTGGGTCACGTTTGTTTTTTGATCTCTGGTAACCACAGAAGAATCCGGTGCTGTCAGAGATGTGCTCTCAGAAATGTCGGGCTGCGAACCAGTTGCTGTCTCATATTCCTGTCCAGTTACAAATTCAGTGCTAGAAGTATATTTCCGTTTTCCACCAATTAAAGTAGAAAACGGTGTTTTAGTATTCCCTTTGTTAAAAAGCATTCCGCTATAATTTAAGACGGTGCCACTTGTTGCATACTGATCTGCCATAATTATAATCTCCTTATTTTCTACTATTTAGATGCATTGGTCTCATTCTGCTGACGAATCAAGGAGGCCATTGCAACCATATCCCCCTTTTCCTGAGCTTCAGAAATCTGTTTGGAAAAGTCTACTTTACCGGAGCCATTTCCCGCCGGAGGATTGACGGAATACTCTTTTTCCCATGTCGCTTTTAATGATGCCTCACGCTTATCAGCGAAAATCTTTTCATTTGACATTACCGTAGCACTATCTCCATCAAACATAGCGCTGGCAGTTTCAATGGCGAGATCCTTGTCAAAACCTCTTTCCATGTAACCAGACATTAATTTATTAACTTGAAGTTCTCGTTGTAATGTCTTATTGCTTTCCTGTAACGCTTCCCATTCCGTCTTGCGGTCTGCTTCTTGCTTTTCCGCTTCAGACATACGCTCTCTTTCCTTGCGCTTGTTTTCGGCGATCTGAGCTGAATATGTGTCAATCAACGATTTTGACTTTTCAACCTCTTTATCATGTTCTGAACGGGGCATATAAATTTCATTGAATTTTGCCTGAGCTTCTTCATCAGTCATTCCTTCTACATAAGAACTTCCAAGTAATACTTTCCAATCCATAATTAACCTCCTGCGTTTCCTGAGTTCTCTCTCACAATTTTTGCGCTTTTACTTCATCTCCGAAGCTAACTAACCAATGCGATATTTATTAAGCCCTTTCTCTAGGGCATATAAAAAGCACCCGGAATCATATCCGAGTGCTAATTTATAAATTTGATAATGGACTATTTTGAGATTGATCGCTTAAATCTTGCATCGTTTTGTCGTCTTCTGCAATGTTCCCCGATGCTTTTCCACCAGCCTGGGCCTCTTGAATTTTTCTTATCATCTCCATACTATCAACCGCAAATTGTTGAGGATCTGTAGTAAAAGATGCAATTTCTGTGGCTTTCAACGGATCAGCTCCATTTTTAATAAGAGTTGCCCAGGCATTTACCTTGTCAGCCAAATTATACGTTTTGTTTCTTGTGAAC